CTGGTTATATTAATGTAAGTAAACTAGGAAACGGTAAATCCGTAGTAGAATGACACATATTATAGTTTAATACCCTTATTCCACGGCGCTATTCTGCCTTCAGCAAGTCCCTGTTGTCTTGCAATACGAAGTTTAGCCTTGTGTTCTTCAGTCAGTGTTCTACCCACTTGTGCGTCTGAAGATCGTTTCCGTTGTTCTGCGGTTCTAACTTTGCCAGTAGTTTTTGATATACGTTTATTAATGGTTTCTGCAGATTGCGGGCCTCGTGCTTTATTGCGTTCTCCAATTTGGTTTTTTTCTTCTTCAGACCATATTTTCTTGCCTTTATTCCATGGTACACGACCCTTACCTGCGTTGCTAATTTGTTTTCTAACTTCTTCACTTTGACGGCCACCATCACCTTGTTCTGCTTTTAAATTAGCCCAACTATTACTTTCTACTATATTCCAAAGATTGGTATAATATATGCCCCATTCCTTAAGCTCTTCTTTAGTTTGACATTCACGAATTATTTCTGTAGTGTAATCTTTTCCATGTTTTTTTAAATGATGAGTCCAATAAACCCCTGAACCCGGATATGTATGAGGATCTTTTGCGGTAGTTTGACCAAGATATTTGAGCCCAGTTTTAGTATGGGTTTTTACGTATAGGTAAATAGTCATGCTGATAGTTCCTTATAAACTTTTAGAGCCAGTGGATATTACCAGTATCGCGATTGGCATTTTTATTTATCAAAACACTTGTTATCATTAATTTTATACTGTATAATATGCATATGAGTACTTATTTAATTGTAGACACAGCCAATTTGTTTTTTCGTGCCCGTCATGTGGTACAAGGTGCAGCCGATATTAAATTGGGTATGGCATTTCATATAACTTTTAATAGTATTAAAAAAGCATGGCAAGATTTCGGTGGCACTCATGTAGTGTTCTGTCTCGAAGGTAGATCTTGGCGTAAAGATTATTATAAGCCGTATAAGGCCAATCGACAAGAAACTCGAGACGCAATGACCGAAAAACAACAAGAAGAAGATAAGTTATTTTGGGAAGCGTTTGACGAGTTTAAAAAGTTCATTACAGAAAAGACTAACGCCACTGTGATGCAACATCCTAATCTAGAAGCAGATGATCTTATTGCAGGGTGGATTCAAGCACACCCAGATACAAAGCATGTTATCATTAGCACAGACGGAGATTTTGCACAACTTGTAAGTCCTACAGTTAGTCAGTATAACGGCGTAGGCGATTTACATATTACACATGAAGGAATCTTTGATGCCAAAGGTAAACCTGTTAAAGACAAAAAGACAGGCGAGCCAAAGCCAGCACAAGACCCAGAATGGATGCTGTTCGAAAAATGTATGCGTGGTGATACCAGTGATAATGTCTTCTCGGCGTATCCAGGTGTGCGTACTAAAGGTTCTAAAAACAAAGTTGGTCTTACTGAAGCGTTCGAAGACCGTAAAAGCCGCGGATATGCGTGGAACAATCTCATGTTACAGAGGTGGGTTGACCACAACGGCGAAGAACACCGTGTGCTAGAAGATTATCAACGTAACGTACAATTGTGCGATTTGACCGCACAACCTGCAGATGTTAAAGTAAAGATTGTAGAAACAATTAAGACTAATGCTGTACCTAAAGCAGTAGACCAAGTTGGTATTCGTATGTTAAAATTTTGTAATGCTTGGGATATGAAGAAAATTGCAGATAACATTCAATCTTATGCAGAACCATTTCAAGCCAAATACAAGGAGATATAAAATGGCAACAACAAAAATAGTAAACAAACTTGGAGACAAGTTAACAAAAGTAAATGAAAACTTTAGCATCAATATGTATGATAATGGTTTCATGGTAGAAGCAGGTGGACGCAACAAAAAGGGCGACTACGTTAATGCTAAAATCATGTGTACTACAGTGGACGAAGTATTGTCACTAGTACGTGAAGCATGTGAAATGGACCGAGACGTTTAAGGAGATATTATGACACAAACAGTACCTAATGTAACATTCGCGTTCCGCGAAGGAGATGAAACACCAGCAGATGGTGGTTGTCCTATTGGCGGGCAATTTGTTTTTAAAACAACTAATGATTTGTTTACTGACAAACGTGTAGTAGTGTTTAGCTTACCTGGTGCATTTACACCAACATGCTCAACATATCAACTACCAGGCTTTGAAGAACAGTTTGCTCTCTTCCAAGCAAAAGGTATTGATGCAATCTATTGCGTATCAGTTAATGACGGTTTTGTTATGAACGAATGGGCTCGTGCTTTAAACATCAAGAACGTCAAAGTTATTCCCGATGGTGCAGGTGCTTTTACAGAAGGTATGGGCATGACAGTTGACATGAGTGCTATTGGCTTTGGTCGACGTAGTCGTCGGTATGCCGCAATTGTTAACAACGGCTTAGTAGAACACATGTTTATAGAACCAGAAGCTAGTGCAACCGATCCAGATCCTTACGGTGTTTCTAGTCCTGAAAACGTAATGAAGAATCTATAAGGAATAACAATGCCGGTATATCGTATCAAACCACTTGAAAAGAAAAGTGTTGTTTACCATGTAGAAATGTATCGTCATAATAAAGACGGTAGTATCAGCTGGTTTAACATAGATGAAACATATCGTTGGGGTCAAGGCTTCATTGAACACGACATGGATTGTAATCTGCCGTACGAGGATAGTGATCTTGCTTATTGTGATCCTAATGCAGGCTGGGGAGCTGAACTAGACGATAGCTGTGCCTGCTGGTTTGAGTATAGCGACGATATTCCAGAAGAAGAAAAAGAAGCGATAGAATCAGCATATCATGAAGGCGGTGCTGGTTGGTTGTTTGACGGTGAACATGAATGGCAAGAAGAAGATACTGCTATTCATGTACTAGCACCGTTTGAAGTTAGCTTGTGCGAAGAAAACGGCACTGTTATCGAAGAAAATGTGACATTAGAAAAACGACCCACAATGGCAGAAATTAAAGCATCTATGCCAAAATGGCCGTTTGATAATCAAAATATTGAATAAATACACACATTATTCCAACGCCTTCGGGGTAGAATAATATTAAGGAGAAAATTATGACAGAAATACATGCCAAGCCTATTGTGGATGGCAAATTTTGGATTGTTGAACAAAACGGTACTAAGATTGCAACTCTACATAAAAAAGAAAATAATAAATTCGTGCTGAGCAGTACTACAGGCGAAGTTATGTTTAATAAAAAACAAGACTTAACTAAACAATTTGGTGAAGGATTTTTTCTAAACGGAGCCAAAGTTAAGGTCACACAAGCAGATCCTAACGAATGCCACGGATTTCCCACTAGTGTTACTCCATACAATACAATGTACGATGTTCGTAATAAATTACCGTTATTTACAAAAAGCTCGCAAAGTAAGAGTTTATATTGTGCAGGATATTATACAATTCAATTTAATAAAGGTTGGGTTAAAAGCTGGTGTCCTAAACTAATTACACTAGAACGCAATCCTTATAAAGGCCCATTTAAAACTGAATTAGAAATGAAACAGGTATTATCTAATGTCAAATCAGATTAATTTAACACCTATTACACAATTTGCACATCAGCTTCGTGCTGCTGAATTAAGTCAAAGTAAAGAAGTTAAAATGACTATTCAGCAAGCACGATTACTAAATTTAGCATTATCTGAAATACAAGACAAGTTAATACAAGATTATGAAAGTCTTTATAACAAACTCAAGAATAGCGATAATGAAGTGGTTAATATCATGTTAGATGGTGGTACTTTTAAAGGTTAAAATAGATAAATATATGCGTATATAACTTGGATACGCATATTATGTCTAGACCTAAACCACGCATTCTTCTTGAATACATAAACAAGAAAAATTATAAAGCTGAACAAATTCTTGAGTCTGAAGCCATCTGGGCTGTATTTTATAAGAACGAGCCTTTCAATTTGAAAAGTTTTAATAGCCTCACCTCCTATCCTGGACCAAAGTACAAAAAAGTCAGTTTCAGTAATCCCGGCCACGCACATAATCTAGCTAAAAAATTAAATCTTACCTTTGGATGTGAAGATTTTCAAGTTGTTAAACTAACACAAGGTACTATTGTGAAATGACCAGTCGTAACACATTGACTAAAATATTTTTAGAACAATGGGGAAAGAGTATCGACGATGCTAATGTACAATTATATTCACGTAAATGGTGGAAAAGTACTAGAATTGGAAAAGATAGTGCTTTTAGATTAACTGAAGAAGGTTACGAATTTTTAATAAAAGAATTGGATTTAAAAGAGTACGAAGTGCCATTTACCGAACCAATCGAATTAAGCCCCCAAACTATTATCTTTTTGGAAAGATACATTGATAGTCCATATTATCTAACCAATCAAAGTATTACTTTATTTTCTGAGCGCAAGAGCTTTGAGCTAATGTTGTTTTCCGACGACATACGTAAATATGGTTTGATAAAAGCTATGAACGAACGTGAAAACGATTTAGCCAAAACATTTTAATTTAAAAAAAAACAGTTGACTTGATGCTTACATGACGCTATAATATATACATACAGCGTTAATTCAACTACGTATTTTTTAACTTAAGATAGGAAGCAAAATGGCAGAAATCTCCAGTCGCACAGTTAGCCCAAGTGGTGCTAAAAAATCCCTGCGCAAAGCATTTAAAAATCAACGTCCAATCTTCCTATGGGGTCCTCCAGGAATTGGTAAATCAGACATTATTAAACAACTCGGTACTGAGCTAGATGCTCATGTAATCGATGTTCGTTTGTCACTTTGGGAACCTACCGACATTAAAGGTATTCCATATTTTGATAGCAACGATGGAACAATGCGCTGGGCCCCTCCTAGCGAATTACCTAGTCAAGAACTCGCAAGTAAGCACAAGCAAGTAATTTTGTTCTTGGACGAAATGAATAGTGCGGCTCCTGCTGTACAGGCGGCGGCTTATCAGTTGATTTTGAATCGTCGAGTTGGCACTTACCAACTTCCGGATAATGTTGTACTAGTTGCAGCTGGTAATCGCGAAACAGACAAAGGCGTTACATTCCGTATGCCTGCGCCATTGGCTAATCGTTTTGTCCATTTGGAAATGACTGTTAACTGGGATGACTATTTTGAGTGGGCTGCCGAAAATCGAATCCACAAGGATGTTGTAGGATTTTTGAGCTTTTCTAAAAAGAGTTTATACGATTTTGATCCAAAATCTAGCTCACGTGCATTTGCTACTCCACGTAGCTGGTCGTTTGTTTCTGAATTGTTACATGACGATGACACCGATTCCGAAACATTAACAGATTTGGTTAGTGGTTCTGTCGGTGAAGGATTGGCAATTAGTTTTATGGCTCACCGTAAACATGCAAGCAAAATGCCTAATCCTACTGACATTTTGAGCGGTAAAGTTAAGAAAATGGATTCAAAAGAAATTTCAGCAATGTACTCATTGACTGTATCTTTGTGCTATGAGCTCAAAGATGCTTGCGATAAGAAAACTAAAAACTGGAATGATCAAGTTAATAACTTTTTTGAATTTATCATGAATAACTTTGAAACAGAATTGGTTATCATGGGTACTAAGCTAGCGTTGTCAACTTATAAGTTGCCGTTGGATCCAGATGAAATCAAATGTTTTGATGAGTTCCATGCTAAATTTGGTAAGTATATTAGTCAAGCAACCGAAAAATAATTTGGTTTGTTAGAAGTTGACACCTCCTACGGGAGGTGTTATACTATATACATAGTAAAAATTTAGGAGCAGAAATGTCAAATTTAGATCCAATTGTTGATAAAATTATTATAGCTCGAGTTAGCTTGTTGCTCAAACATCCATTTTTTGGAAATATGGCAACCCGCTTAAAAATCCAAGAAGCAGACGATTGGTTACCAACTGCCGCTACAGACGGGCGTACTATTTTCTTTAATCGCAAATTTTTTGAACCGCTTACAGTTAAACAGGTAGAATTTGTTATTGCACACGAAATTTTACATAATGTATTCGATCATATGGCCCGACGTGAAGGCCGCAATGCACGTATTTTTAATATTGCCGCAGACTATTGTGTAAACGGTCAATTGGTGCGTGATCGAATTGGCGACCACAACGTAGGAGATATCAAAATTTTCCACGATCCTAAATACTACGGTATGGGTGCTGAAGAAGTTTACGATAAAATCTTTGACGAAATGGACGAGGACGAACTTAACGCTCTTGGACAATTGTTAGACGAACATATCGATTGGGGCGAAAACGGTAAAGACGGACAACCAAAATACACTAAAGACCAATTGAAGGAAATTCGTGACGAGATTCGCGAAGCTACAATGCAGGCGGCGCAAGCTTCAGGTGCAGGTAATACTCCTGCTAGCGTACAACGAATGATTAAGGAACTTACAGAGCCTAAAATGAATTGGCGTGAAATATTACGTCAACAAATCCAAAGCACTATTAAAAACGATTTTAGTTTTATGCGTCCTAATCGCAAAGGTTGGCACATGAGTGCTATACTGCCGGGTCAACAATTTCAAGATACTATTGATATTTGTGTAGCAATTGATATGTCTGGTTCAATCGGTGACGAACAAGCAAAAGACTTCTTGTCCGAAATTAAAGGTATTATGCAAGAGTACAAAGACTTTAAAATTAAAGTCTGGTGCTTTGATACTAAAGTTTATAATGAAGCCGATTATGACGGTTACAGTATTGATGAGTTTGACAACTACGAGCCAATGGGTGGTGGCGGAACTGAGTTCGATGCTAACTGGATTTACATGAAAGAAAATGATATTCAACCTAAAAAGTTTATCATGTTTACAGATGGTTATCCCTGGGGTAGTTGGGGCGATGAAAACTACTGTGATACAGTATTCATTATCCACGGTAATGATAAGATTGTTCCTCCGTTCGGAGAGTATGCATACTACGAGCAAGTAAAAGAGGCAGCTTAATGGCATTAAAAAACGGCAAACCCAACCCTTTAAATTACTTTGATTTACGTAGGGTTGAGGTTGCTTGCCCGCATTTTAAATATACAACTATGGATCGATATAATCCTAGTTTAGTCAAATCTGTGGATGCTTGGATCAAAAAGAATCTAAATAATAGGTATTATGTAGGACAAGGCATAACTTTGGATAATTCCAATACCATAGTGTATAACACACGTATCGGTTTTGAAAGTGAAAAAGAATTAAGTTTTTTCACAATTGCGTGTCCTCTTTTACAGACGAGATAACTAATTACGTACTCAATAAGGAGATATTATGGCTGACGTACAAAATACAAACGACGGTGCTCCGTCAAACGACCTTACAATTAATGACTTAAATGCAATGAAAGTTATTATCGATATTGCTAGTTCACGCGGTGCATTTAAACCAAATGAAATGGTAGCTGTAGGTCAAACTTATACAAAATTGACAACATTTTTAGATGCTGTTGCTGCACAACAAGCGGCTGCTGAAAAAACAAAACCAGCAGACACAACCCAACCAACAACTGACGCACTTTCATCAGCTGTAGCAGGAGCATAATATGGCTCAAGAACTCAAGCACGTAGGCCGTGTTATTGCTACAAATAAAAAATGTTTAGTAGCATATCGTACATTGCCCGGTGATGCACACTATTGTTTAATAGTGCCAACAGAAAATATGCCTGACATTTACCACGATGCTATTATTAATTTAGTAGAAACAGG